CCCGGGAAGGCGATCCTTAGATTCCGACTCTTTGAGTAAAACGAATCCGTATGGTGATCCTTTCAGTTGTTGAGCAGCTGTCAATACTAGCTGTGAGTGTTTCTTAAGACGTTCAGGGTTCCGCTTACCTGGACGCTCAAAGTGAGCATTCATATAAGGTAAAGGCAGATACTCTATTTCTGTTAACTCGGGTAAAGTTAGTTCACGCCCGTTTGCATCTGCAAACTCGATAGCCTCTATGAGTGGAAGTGTATCATACATCTTCATTCCTACGCTATTCAGCGAGTGAACAATAGGATGGTAATAGTTACTTCCGTACCCAATCAGCATTTCGGAGAATGCGACCCCCGCTTTGGTAAGCTCTTGCTCTAAATTGCTTGAGTAACATAGCTTATCAAGGTTCCCTATTAATTCTTGGAAACCTTGCACTCTGACTCTCGCAACTTGTTTGCGAAGCTCATTGAGCAGGGTTGTCTCTTCTAAAGCGTTACCCAAACGGCCTTCAAGCCACGCGGGGCGCCCAAGAGACTTTTCCCATAAAAGAATTTCTAAAAAGTATTTTCCTTTAGGGGATAAGTACTCGGGAAGGGCTAAATTTCCGTGCACTGGAAGAAGTTTTGACTCGGTGAGGTATAAAACCAAATCGACATAGTTATAAATTGACTTCGACGATACTGTCAGGAGATCGAATGGGATCCCACTTATTTCGTTTCCCGCAACGCCTAGGCGTTTTGCGAATTCGAAAATCGGTGTTTTCTTCTTCTTATCCTTATACAGTTTCGACTTAGATAAATTTATCTCTATACCTAACTCTTCTAATATGCATGCGTAAGCTTTAGCTACGCCCTTATGCCAGATGACTATGTCATCACCTAAAATCTGGTAACCTTTGAAGGATCGGTAATCTTTGAAATGACGGAATGCCGCGAACCAAACAAGATGGTGGTGAAGTAAGGTACATGTCGCCCACGAGGACAGAAGTCCAAGCGGTTGACCAACCTTCCACTTCACTAATAAACCATCAGGGGAGCGAAATTCACGATTTCCAACGATACCTTCCCAACTAAGGGCCAGGTCACGGGATGTATAGAATTCCAGCATTGTGGTTTGTAACCCAAGCGGGACTCGGCAAGTGAACTTACTAATATCGTAGCTCACCATGTAACGAACTTTCTTGGATAGTATTCTTTCGAATGCTTTTCCTTGATCGTAAGTTCCATCGGTGGACAAACGAGAAAGTATTTTCATAAGCCAGTCATGCAAGGATTGTAAACTATTCTGAGACCAATAGTCTCCAATAGCGAACAGACGTGTCTTTCCAGCTCGTTCGGACGCAAGCGCTAGCTTACCAGTTACTAATGTTTGCGGAAGCTGTAATTCTCGACATTGACTCGCGCACCAAACCATATTCTGAGTGATATGACTCTGTGAAAGCAGTGCATTAAAACTCTGTATGGATTGAGCAAGAGGCATGTTTTGAAGAACTGCAACTGCATCATAATGACTGGTCACTATTGCTTGGCCGTTCGGGCCAGATCGAATACGACCTATTAACTCTTGGCTGCCTATTAACTTCGGAAGGGAAAGGTAAAGTTTTCTTATAAACGGGGACTCAGAAAGAAATTTCTGGAACTCGTTTGTAAACTCACCTAGTCCCCTCTTCCCGCAATAAGGACCGACAATTGGGTCTAAGTCTAGCACCGGTTTTAACCGGATTGACTCGTGTAACCTAGTTACCGATAAAATTATTCTGATATCACTATATCTGTCTCCACGAAGATGTTTTAATACCGGAATAAGCAAAGTGCTTACTCCCTCTTTGTTTGACTTATGGAAAGGAATAGGAGACCAGGGTTCCTTGGTTACGAGTCTTACAGACTGATTGTGTAACTCTTTAAAGAGTACGAGCGTGTATTCCTTACCGTTGTTAGCGAGTGTCTTTTCGAATTCTCTAGCATATGTATCGAAGAAGCGTTCAAACTCTAAAAGGGTTAGTCCATTTGGACAGTGGTTTACACATTGAATCGATTTAAGGATAGTACTCAGTACTTCTTTAATTCTTTTTAATTTGTTTTCCATTATAATTGTTTGTAATTAGCTCTCCCCTTGGTTGCCCGCAGGTGCCATGCCAATTAGATGGGTTAGTGACGAGGTGTTATCCTCGCTGAGGCCTAGACTAACACTAGTGCAAGCACGTACCGCATAGCG